CATAATTTGTATTGTCATCAAATATTTCAACACCATATTCTTTCTGTATATAATTGGTATGAACCAAATCACCTGGAGACACACCGCCTATACCATCTATTTCTAAGGTTAGCTCTGCTGGTATTATGGTGTCTACTTTTAAGTAATCGTTTTCTTCTACTTTAAGAGAACCATTCAATCTACTTCTTACTAACTTTTCTGCATCTTTTCTTATCTTTAAAATTCCTTTGTTTTGGCTGTAAGCAAATAACTGTGGTTTCTCATCTTTAATATCAAATTGTCCTTTTCTTGATTCATCCCTAACTACTTTAGTTGTTGGTTCTAGTTCTTCACCTAAAGGTTCACCAGGCACCTCTTTATACGCCTCAATAATTTGAACTATATTATTATCAGTATCAAATGATAATTGTATTTTTGGTGGAATAAATTCTTCAGAACTTTCTTGAACTATCTGTGTATCTCCGCTCCATTGTTTATACCATGGTAAGTTTGTGTCTATAGTAATACCATGCTCACTATCCCTTATTATTTTTGAATTGGGATTCGTCTTATGGCTTCCAACCTTTTGTCCAATTATTGAACCACCGGTGGATAAATGAGCAGGCATCATATCTATCAAATATTTATCATCAAATTTACTGTCTTGTCTACTAAAGAGTTTCATTATTTCCGGATTATTATAAGCAGCATTGCTTGTCTCTGTTTTCTCCGGTTTGTTTGAACCGTATAATATAGTCAAAGCCATAGCATCAGGTATCTTAAAGGATAAATTCTGATTCTTTACGATGCTACCAGCCTTGAAGGAAGGAAACTTATAAATTCCTAAATCATTTACCCTATGGCTAAAATTTCCTTCCTTATCAGGAACAGAAGAGCCCTCAACATCAGAAATAAATGTTGTATAGTTTAATGAATTTTTACCCAATACATTTACCTTCTTATCAATTACTCCCATGTTAGTGCTATCATAAGGATCAACCGCTAACTCGAAATCCCAAACCCCATAAAAATTACTATTAAGTGATTGTAACAGAGCCTTTACACCATTTTCAAAGGTTCCAGGAGGATTAGCCTTTGGTTCTTTTTTATTGCTGATATCTACACCGAAAGCTTTTTGTATCTCTTCTACATTAACCCACATATTTCTTAAACTACCAACACTTGAATTATCATCGGATGTAAATTTATTTACGCTAAAGACTTGTTTAGGATCTTCTTTTAATTTTTTATATAGTCTTTTAAATTCCGGAATAACATTATCTTGAGCTGCTGAAAACCCTCCAGGTAAACCAATTCTATCTATAGGGGGCAATAGTTCAGGAGACCAAAATTTAAATACGTCTATTGGATAAAAAAAGTTATTTTCACCATAACAACTCCTAATCTTAGTTGATTCTTTTTTAAATTCATAAACATCAGCTGATGGCATTTTATCTGAAAATGGGTAATCTATGAGTGTTATTTCATCTCCCAAATTCCAAGCGCTTGAAAGGGACGACATAAATTCATTATTAGGTCTATCCCTTGCATCTTGAATTTCCGGACGTAGTATCATACTACCAGGACCAAACAACTCATTTTCTGTCATACCCTCTAAAAGTTCAAAATCTTCTTGTTCTTGTGTTGATTGAGGTAAAATGATTTCTTGTCCTACGTTAATAATACTACTAGAATCTTGTATGTCTGAATTTAAATCTACTAAAATATCTACTGTAGTTTTATATCTACCGGCAATACCGCTTAAAGTATCACCCGATACCACCGTATACTTACCCGTATTTGGTGTATCATTACCTAATAAAACTGTACCCTCTCCATCTTCAGGCATATTATCCAAATCTTCTTTATACAAATCATTTGATATTGGCTTTCCTTCTTTGTCTATCCTTGTTTTTATACTTCTAAAAGTAATTTTTAAGTCATTAGCCTCACCTTCACCCGCATCATATGCCAAATATCTGTTAAATATTTGGTCTTCCATATAGCCCCATTTTACGAAAAATTTGTTTTGATTTTTTATATTCATCCAACAAACTTGAGAGTTTTTATGATTATCCACAGCGATACCATGATCAACATCTATGTGATATAATTTATTTTGAAATGATTTATATTTTGTTTTTCCTGTTGATATACTTTCTCTAAAACCAATAATTCCCTCTTTTTTAACAACTTCTGTTAATTCACCACCTTCTTCTGGCCAACCAAGTATTGTATGTTTTATTATATCTGGAAGATTTATTATAGCATTTATCAGGTTATCACCTTTCTTATCAGTTGTAATTCTTTCTTGTAATTCATCTATTCTTTGCTGCTCATCCGGATTCTTTGATGTGCCTTTTTTTAACAATTCCTTTTCTTCGTCTGTCATAGGTTTAGGAACTAGTGATATTTGATTTGTTGGTCTATCTATCGGTTTAGAAAAAAGGGTTGAACCGACAGCAGTAATCTTAGTAACACAATCAAATCCACCATCGGGTCTCATCGTCATCTCAAAGTTAGATATTTTACCACCCAATGCATCATAATCACCACCCATCCTTTGAACTCTTCCTTGAGCATCCGTAAATATACGTTGGTCTACATTGTATCTTCCACGACCATCAACATCCTCTTGCCAAGTAATAAATGGCGTATCATCGTACATTTGAGCAAAGTTTTTTACATTTGAATTAACCCAACCCCAGTCCAATGCTACAGTTTTTCCTACCGTTAAAAAATATGGTACTAACTCATCCAACTCCTCAATAGAACCGACTATCCAATTAACAGTAGCTTCTCTTATAGCTTTATAAGAGCCCTTATAGTTTACCTCTATACTTTTTATACCAGCGATTGGCCTTATTCCTGATTTTCTATCCTCATAAACCTCTCCTCTGAAATTTTTTAATCCAAACCTCATAGAAGCATCTACGTTATTGGTTTTACCACCTGAAATAAGTATGTTATCTATCGCATCAACCTTATTAGAACACATCCTTACAAACGTGGTTCTGCTTTGTATGTCTTGTGGTTTTATAGGATTAGTATTTGATGCATTAGCACTAGGTTCTTTATAAGCTAACGCTCTTTCCTTAGCCTTTAGTTTTTCTTGAATATTCTTGGGTATAAACTTTGTATACATCTTTTTAACTGTTGCTTAAATTAACTGCTTCTAATATATCATCTATCTGGGTAGGTATTCTCAATTTTTTTTCTGGTGATGGTGAAAGCTGCCCTCTGCTCAATTCGTTAGCCTTTGCTATAATCCACCACAGGTTAGAATCACCATAGTATCTCTGAGCCATAGTATCAAACCTATCACCATACCTTGGATAAGCGAATATATCTGAATCCTTAATTGGAATGTTTGGAACTATGGTAGGTTTATAATACCTATTACCATCCTTATCTTTTTTAATTTTTGAATTTGTGTATCTCATTATAAGAATCCTAAATCATCTAACCCTATGTTAGATTCCTCATTCGGGTTTGGTAATACAGGAACAGTTACCGGCTCTATATTTGCACCAAAATCTATGGGTGAAAGAGGATTGCTCCTTCTAATTGCTAGCGAAGAACCGGCACCAGAATTTGGTAAATCGTACTCTAATCCATTATAATTTTGAGTAGATGTTGAAGATAGCTTACCATTACCTATATGTCTAAACTCACAAGCTACTTTCATATAATGTGGAAATTGTAATCCTTCATCAAGTTCCCAAGTACTATTATCCTCTACAGTAACACTAAGACCCATCAGTATACCAGAGGAATTTACAAACATATCTCCCATTGTTAGCTCTATAAACGGAGTTACCATCATATCTTGTTCAGTATATGAAGGGTAGCAAAGTCCTATCAGGTGATTTAATTTGCCCATTAATATAGGAAACTCTTGCTTTGTTTTTGGATAAATACTAAAATTAAAACTAACATTTCTATCGGCACCTTGATATATGTAAACCTTATCTGGTCTTCCAACATACCTTTCCTCCCCATATTCAGGAGTTACAGAATCCGTTATACCATCAAGAATAGCTCTGAAAATTATGAACCTATTGTTAACCACATCCTTAAATCTAAATTTTATAAAATCTTTGACTTCTCCTCCTGGAGAACCGTCATAATCAAACGGATAATGTAATGCATTTATCTTATCGACATTTGATGTTTTTAAATCACCCTTAATCCCATTTTTTGGCTCAACTCCAAGTTTTCCAGGATTTCCTATCTGATTAGCTATTTCTTTTCCAGCAGTTCTTTTCTCATAACTTGTATTTATGTCTAACATTCCATATGCTGATTGTTGATGTCGTTTTATATCAGGAACATTAGGTGAACTTTCTGCTGTTTCTTTATTAAAAGTACCACCTATTTTATTCTGAGCTTTGCTCGCATCTGAAAATACTTGTGGAGTTCCGATTCCAAATGATGGAACACCATTTTCTATCGATATAGGAGCAGAAGATGGAAATGGTGAATATTTGTTTGGGTTAGAAAGTGCTAGAAATGGGGAAGCAGCTGCAGCAGATACCGCATCATTTACTATACCTATCCCAAAATTTACAGCTGAAGTAGCAAGTGTATTTAGAAGAGGGTTTGAAAAAGCCGTTACGGTAACATCAGAAATCGGTGGGATATCAATCGAAAAGGCTCTTGCCTGATAAGCCAATCTACTCCCAGCTCCCTCTTGAAAGTTTGGATTAAATGCACCAACAATATTTTCCACACCAGCCGTTAATGCCAATACACTCTCATACCTTCCCAAAATATCACCTGTATGTCTTTCAGGATGAGCAGTAGGTACAATTGACAGAGCCCTATTCAAACTATTTGTAATTAATCCAAAATTGGTTATATCATCAGCTCCAGCAACACCAAGCATAGCTTGTGGTTTAAAAAACTTTGATTCTATCGTTGGATTTAAAAGCTGTAATGACTCTTGCTTTCTAATAAAATTATCACCTATTGGTGAAGTCATAAACTTGGATATTCTATACTTATCAGCAATATTTCTTTGACCTTGGGTTAAAAAGCTAAGTCCACCCACATCCAAAGTATTTCCAAAGTTCAAACCTATATCTATTGTACCAGGAATATCAGGAATCTGTAAATCTGAATTTGATGTATCCCAATTAGAACCCATCGGTCTTACAATAATCGGATGGGTGGTATTACCTGCATGAGGACCTGTATTCGCAACATCCCTAAATGTTGTGGTTGAAAATAAATTATTAGCATCCAAACCACCTGGCACATTTGTAAAATCACCGCTCTCATATAAATTAAATAAATCTATTTTATCTGTAAATTGTGAGGTATTAAGACCTAAAGTTGAAAACAAACCATCAAATGTATCAACCCCACCACCAACATTTGGTAAGTTAAGGGTAGTCTGTATGTCCGTTAAGGGTGTTGTATAAACATTATTTACACCATTTTGTTCTGGGGTAGAAAATTGTGAAGTTCTATCAACCAACGGCATCAAACTAGCAAATTGATTAACACCACCACCTATTGAAGAGAATGCCATCCAAGAAGTAAAGTCTGGCTGCTGTAGGTTCGGAGATGCTAATGTAAATGTCTGAGATAATGTATCTGGTGGTGAATATGTGCTGTTATAATTAGCAATCGGTGTCGTCATAAAATCAGAGGTAAATTGTGGTTGGTTTTGAACACCTAAGATGGTATCTCCACTAAGAATATGTAATGGATTTGATAAACCTGTATTTCCTGTAACATTCTGACCATATTCACCAAATGTACCATAAGCAGACCGTGTTTTCACATTACTAACAGCAGCCTGTGGCCATTTTGAAGCGATAGTTCCTTCTGCAACCTTATTGTAAAGAGATTCTAAATTAGTTTTAGGTTTAAACCCTACAGCACCACCGGTTGTATCATCAAAAAAATCAACACCCTTATCAATCTGATTGTCAATCTTATCAGGTGATGACTGATCGTATTTAAAATTTGCTAAATCTGATGCTAAATCTTTTAAAGCCACCTCTTATCTCCTATACAGCATTTGAAAGTGCTATATCACCTACTTTGTTAGTTAATCTATTCATTAATATTTCATTCTGTTTAATTAATTGTTTTAGTAAACCATTTGTTTGTCCCATTCCCATACCCATCTCATTTCTAGTGCCTGAGAATGCTTCTCCTTTATGAACTACTGCCATACCACTTTGTTTTACAACTCCACCCTTTTCTAATTGTGGAGCTGATTTGATAGCAGAGTATAAAGCCATAATAGCTGCAGCTCCAAGACCCATACCCAAAGGACCAAATTTACCAAATCCACCAGATATTGAAGCAACAGCCTGTATTATTGCTGCGTTTGCTGCTAATTTTTCTAAACCTATTTGCTTTTGTTTTTGTCTAGACTGTTCTTCTGCTAGTTCAGCTGATGTCTTTTCACCAGCTACTATCTTACCTAAATCTGCAGCACTAACACCGATAGCTTGTGCCAAAGCTCTTCTCTGAACTACATTCATAGCCTCAAACTCTGCTTGACTACCTACTTGATTCTTAATCTCTTCAGCCAAACCAGCCAAATCACCTGTAAGTGCTAGTTCCCTAGCTTTATCAAGACTCATCTGTTTACCCAATAACATTGAGGCTTCCATTTCCTTTTCAATAGAAGATTCAAAGTCTAATAAATTATCAGCTATACCAGCAACAGTGCTTAAATTTAATCCCAACTTCCTAGCTTCAATAGCAGCTTTAGCTATATTTTGTCCACCATCCTTTGCAAATTCAGCAAACATTTCCGTACTTTCAGCTATATCATTTAATACCTGTGCTGGAGCAACCCCTTCTGCTCTAGCCAATTCACCGACTGATGAAATTAAATTTATATTTGTTTCTATTGAAGCACCACTTATAGCCTCCATAGATTTAAGTAATTTTGCAGCATTAGCACCACTTATACCAAATTGTCCTGTCATCAAACCTAAGTCTTTAGCTACGCCTGCAGAAACTACAGAAAGAGAACCAAACTCTTCTACCAAACCACTTATTGCATTTTCAGCTTCTTGTGAACTACCACCAACTAATTTAGCTGACATTCCAGCTATTGACATATTACCAGCTAATCTAGCCGATTCAACTGCAGATGTTCCTAATGATTGTCTTACTTCAAATATTTTGCTAGCAAATTTAGCTGCTACAGCCAATAATCCTGCAAATGTAAATGTCTTTTTTAAATCTATTATACCAAGAGTATCTTTTACTTGGTCTATCATATCTGCAAACTTTTTTTCCTTTCCCATTTGTTTTAATATATCTTCGGATTTATTTAACTCCTTTACTAAATCTGATGCAAAGCTTTGCATATCACCGAAATGTTCTGTAGCCATTCTTTGATTTACTTCTGCTAAACTTAAACCATCATTGATATCATCCAAAAATTTATTATATTTTACAGCATCTTTAACCTGATTATCAGTACCGTTTGTTATTAATTTATTAAGATATTCTATGTCTGAGGTGAGATTGAGCCTTTTTTGAATAGTTCCTAATCCCTGTTTTTCTAATTTTTCTATACTTTTAGCTATGTTCAAATTGTTAGATTTTCTTAGATAATCTGCGTTGATTTTAGCTCGTTTATCTTCTATATTTTTAATATCAGCTGAAAGACTCCTTACATCCTTTAAAGCATCCCTATAACTTTTAGTAGTTTTATTATGAGATTCCATAACCTCTTTAAGACGGTCCATCTCCTTGTTCATTTCTCTTATAGTAGTTAAATCTTTACTGTTGTAAGCCATTACTTATATCCTAAATATCAAGTGTTCTTTTTGGTTGTTTTTCTAATTTTTTTATTAATTCTTTATAATCATCATCCATTTTTCTTAGGGTTTTTTCTAAGCTAGGATTATCTTTGAGCGCTTGCTTTGCAAATTTATTGAGTCTTTTTTGTTTCCATTTTTCAAAAAACTTAAATACCATACCTTCTTTACTAGCCATCAATACTCTCCATATATTATTTTTGTGTGGAATTATTCAATAATAAATATCAAAGTTCTTATTTTTTAAATGAAGGATGTGAGCTTTTGTTTTTCTGCTGAGACTTCTTTATCTCTTCATTTTGTTCTTTATAATGTTTTTGTAACCTTTTAAAGTAAAATTTCCTAAGATAAATAGGCATGTTATACAATTCTGAGAATGATAGCATTCCCTGTGAATTGAAACTTATTTGGAATATTTGTTCGTGTAGTTCTGTTTTATACTCCGGCGGAAGGCCAAAGAAACGTAACGGTCATAGGGACCGTAAACTCCTTTTCGTTTCCTTCTGAATCTGTAAAGGTAGATGTCATATCTACATCCGGCATTATATCACTCACGTGATTTCTGAATGCTATGGAATCTCTCGATAAAAATTCATTATCAACGAAGCTATTAATACTAGCTCTTTTGGTATCACCATCAATGGAAATTATCTGATGTTTTAGACGTGTGGTAAGCTCATATCCAATACCATCACCGACTTTCTTATAACCATTCACTTCTTTATCAATCTCTTTCTCATCACCTGAAGTAAGTAGTTTAAATGTTAGTTTTCTTTTGGTAGCAGGTAGTTCAAACTCAAATTCATTTACACCAGCAGATACTTTACTCTCATCTAAGTTCTTATCCTTTAAAGAGGTTAAATCAACCACTAACTGTTGTCCATTATACTCTACATTATATTCTTTACCATATGCTAGAATACGAGCAGCTATAAGAACTGCATTCTTATCACCAATCAGTAAATCATTTACTTTTATAGATTTATCTACTATTAGTGCTTCTAATAACTTTTCAACAACTATACCCTTTCTTATGAGGTTAGCCGATGTGAGGATATCCTCTTCTCTTGCCGTCATATATTTAACTTCTATTGTACCACCAGATAGTGGACTTTCTTTTGGATATAATAATCCCTGTGACGGCAGGTCCACTACTTCCGTAGGGAATTTAACTTCTGCCATAATTGACTCCTATTGATTTAATTTGAAACTATAACTATTTTTTACCAAACTTTTCTGCAGCTGTAACTCCTAAACCTACCACGGATATGTACATAAAACATTCCAATATCTTATCTTTTACCTCGAATGCAGAAAAGGTGTCAGCACCCCAACTACAAATCAGCATAAAGAAAGCGGCAAAGCCGACAGTTCTCTTTGAAGATATCTTAGCATCACTCGATAGCATTTCTGTTAAAAAACTCATCTTTACTCCTCTTAGAATTGTAAGATAGCGTAATCGTATCTTAGCGTTAATGTAATATCAGCTGGTTCATTTGAATCCCAAGCCATATCACCAAAGTTAGCAGATTGAATCATAGTTCCTTTAAGTGTCCACTCTTCAACCTTATCACCAACTGGTCCTAATACATTAAATGTAATATCTTTTTTATAAAAATCTGAATACCCATCCCTACCGGTTACAGATTCTTTATGTAATCTAACCCATTCCATAACTGCCTGTGCACCAGATGGTACAATCGGGTCATAAAGAGTAACTTCTAATTGTTCCCACGCACCCTTACCTTTTACATATCTTTTTGTGTTTATATGATCCAATTCAATTTCTTCAAATGTAATAGTTGGTCTATTCGTAGCTTTTATAAGATACGCTGGCACACCCTCTATGTACATGATGAACCTATTTTTAACTTTAGGTTCAAACGGAGTGAACATAATTTCTGAAGGATCTATTAAGTCTGGCATTTCAGTTCTCCTAATAAGTGTTTAATTCTTTCATATATAAATATAAACAAACTGAAAAATCGATAGAAGTTATTACCTTATTATTTCATAGTTTTTTTATAGTTTTTTGATGTAACAAAAAACCCCACTAAAGAGTGAGGTTTTTCATTTATACTTAAACAGTTACTAAGCTAATACCGGTAATCCAGCTACAGAACTTGCGTTTGCTGTCGCTCCACTACTTCTTGAAATAACAAGCCAACCATCAGCTGTCCACATACATATGTAAGCCTCACCTATGTTTGTTGTGGCTATAGTTGAATAAGCCCCAGCCGTAGTGACTGGAGTTAATGTTACAGTATTATTGGTTGAAGATACCACTATCTTTAACTGCCCTACAGTAGAACCATCTGCTAATGTTACTGCTTCATCACCATCGTGGTCTAGAATTGAAACAGGAACAGTTGTGCTCAGAGCATCACCATCCTCAGTTTTAGTTTCTGTACCTAAGATAGCACTGTCATCCACCAATACATTTGCAAATATACTTGTAAAGCCTGGAGCTTCCTGTCTAGCTTTGGTTTGTAAATCACTTCTTACACCCATTATTACTCTCCTTATTTAATTTATGCGCTACTCAAATTAAGTTATTGTTAAAAGTTAATCAGACCTTCTACTATTAATTATATTTATGCGCTACTGTAATTAACAATCCGAATAAACTATTTTTATCTATTATAAATATCATAAAAACAAAAAACCCCACTAAAAAGTGGGGCTTTTGTACTTTATATGTGACTTTACTGATTACTCAGGAAAAGCAGCACCCGTTGGGAGTACTGAGAAATCCAAAATAATAAATTCAGCAGTTCTGGTAGGTTGTATGAATATCTGTCCAACCAACTGATTTCTATCAATGACATCAGGTGTATTGTTGGAATCATCCATCACAACTTTGAATGCACTCAAACCACTATTGGCTTGAACTGATTCTAAGAACGGATTCACAATATTTAAGAATCTAGCTCTCGTAGATGAATCATTTTGTTCAAATAATAAGAATCTGCTTGAAGAAGCAATAAATTTCTTCAATCTGATTAATAATCTACGAACATTGATTCTATCAAGAGCAGATGGTTTAGCTTGTAATGTCTTTTGTCCGAATACCACAACCCCTTGTCCAGGAAATGAAGCAATCGGATTGACTCTACCCTCATAAAGTGTATCTCTATCAGTATGGGTAAGTTTCTTCTTAGTCATTCTAACATTATCCAATCCACCTCTGTTTAATCCAGCAGGAGCGAACCATTCATGTGCCACACTATCCGTAAAGGATATAACACCAGCAATTACTACCGATGGTGGAACGAATATCTGACCATTACCGGCAGGATTATCCATCTTAACCCAAGGATAATATGTAGCTACATAATTAGTATCTAAAGTAACAACATTATCTACAGCAGTAGCAACATTATCATCTATATCATTACCATCCATTATGTAAAAAGCATCAGCTCTAGACTCTACCTTATCGATTGCGTGATTACTAACAACTGAATGATGTTTATGTATAATACCTGGAGTTACCAGCATATTAATATCCACCTCATCAGGATTAGAAACTGCGTTAATTGCTTTCTTATAAGCAACCGAACCACTAGCAGTAGAAGTTGAACAATCAAATCCACTCGTATTGGTTGAGGATATGGATGTTCCTGTTTTCTTAGCAGCTGCTGGATTTATACCATCAAATCCAAACTGAAAAGGAACAGCGAACTTCAACTGTTGTAGTGAAGAAGATATGGTTAATGTTTGACTACTGATTGCAAAATTAGTGTATTTAGTAAACTCAGCTGAACTAATTTTACCATACCCAAACTCATTCTCCAAATTAAAAGCAACGTTATTACCTGTCTCAACTGGATTAGGAATTGGTGATAAATATTCTTTATTTGTAGCAAGTTCAGTCTCACTAAATCCGGCATCTATCCTAAACCCATAAGGTAAATCAACTACATATGTAGAATCATCATTAAATCCTCCGTCATAAGTCTGTCTTAGATTCATTGAAGCGCTTGGAACGTGAGTAGCAGAATTAGCAGTAATAGGATTATTTATAGCTGCAAATCCCATAGGCTGTAGGTTTTTGTTGCCCCTAAAGACATCCTCTTTGTAATCACCTACCCTAATAAGTCTAGATAGATTAGGATAATCACCATATGTAGTAACTTCACCATCATCTGATACAGTACTGAACTGATCACCAATTACCTTTACAATATAGTTAGATGATTCTGGATCCATATTTAAACCACTATAGCTTTCTACAGAAGATGGATTACCAACCTCATATAAGAATAAACTAAACTGAGCGTAATCAGGACTTGAGTTAGAGTTCTGTGGTCTCTTAACATCTCGTATTACCACATAGTGACCATTAGTATCATTACCATCAGCTCTTGTGTAAATCCTAAACAAGTTTGTAGCAGGAGATTGTGATTGTATGAAAGGTGTTCTAGCAGCAGAGGCGTCTTTGTTACCCGTATTCGTTAATATGTAATTACCATCCGATGTATCTACTGTTTCCGTACCCTCTGAAAATGATTGTGATACAATTTCTAATGATAATGTAGAAGAACTTGATATAAAATTATCACCAGCAGCATAAGAAGCGCTAATACTAGTTCTAAATGATTTATAAATATATCCTGCAGCTGCAGTTGAACCAATTAATCTAGCTTGCGCATCTGAAGGAACTGATTTTCCAAAGTAAGATGAATCAGCAGCATCCAATCCACCACCAGCACTACCCTTTTCTATCAAAGTTAATCCTGTTATTGTATTTGTTGAATCTCCGATTATACTTAAATTAAAAGAACCAAAGTTAGCCGTTCCACCAAGAGAACCACTTAATCCACTACCACCCTCGTTATTTTCTACTGTAGGCATAATTGTTGCAACAACCAATTTACCATCTTCTCCTAAAGTAGCTGATGAACCACTTACTAAAATATTAACTCCAGCAACCTTATATCCACCAAGATACCCTACTCTTACTATTGTTACAGTTCCAGCGGAACGTAAATATTCTTGTACAGCATAAGGTGTGTAGTAATTTACATCATAAGAACCAAATATACTTTTAAATTCCTCAAAGCTTGTAACTGCTGTAGGTACAAAAGAAGGACCTTTTTTAGTTGGTCCAACAATTGCTGCTCCTATATCAGAAATTCCTTGTGGAAGAAAGGATAAATCTTTCTCACGAGTAAATACACCTGGACTGACTATTCTCTCTGCCATGTGTTTTCTCCTTTAAAGGTTAAAAAATTACAATAAATTTTCATTATATATAAATATAACAAAAATTTTCAAAATACAACCGATTAAGGATTTTTTTAAGATTCTTCTACTTCAACGACCGGCTTTTCTTGTGGAGTTGGTGTAAACACACCTGATTGAGGGTCTAGTTGACCTGGACCATATTTCTCATTCAGTTGTTTTACCAAATCACGCTCTTTTTGTTGATTTTCAGCATAATCAGCTTCCATTTTAACTTCAGCTTCTTCAAGACCATCTTTCTGTTGTTCAAGTAAAATCTTTTGAACCCTTAGTTGTCCAAAAGCGTTTTGAATATTTTGATAACCTTGACTTAATTCACTAAGAGATTTTAACTCTTCATCTGTAAATTTAATTTCTTCAGCCATTTTCATAACTCCTTAATTTAATGTTTAACAATAATATATATCATATAAGTATATGAAATACAATTTTTTCTATTTATTTTTTAATTCTTCTATCTCTTTCTGTTGAGACTCCACCTTTTCTGATAGTTCTTGAACCGCTTTCGTCAAGTGTGCGACTATACCACCCATATTTATCGATTTACCTAAATTATCAACTTCGGTAGGTGGTAAATCTTTTAATGATTCATCATAATCCGTTCCACTAACGTCATTTGGTAGTATCTTTTCCACCTCTTGTGCTATGAAACCACTATTAGTTCCCTTTGATTTATTTTTCCAATCAAAGGTTACGGGATTTAATTGATTTATTATTGATAATCCCTCTGATATGCTGACTATGTTTTCTTTAAATCCAATATCAGAAGTATCGTTGAAATCACCAGATATTACCTGTGAGGTATTTACTGAATATACGGTTGCTGAATCATCTAAATCATAGAGAACATATCCTCCATTCCCAGCGTATATTTCAAAATCTGCTGTTCCAAGTGATGTATTTGTTTCGGTAAATCTAATATATGGAACTCCGCTTGAACTGATATGCATCCCTACGGTTGCACCCGTACCACTACCATCACCACCTGATGGTCCTCCAAGTTGATTATCGAGTTTCACTTCTCCAGCGTAAAAGGTCGCCATACCATCTTGTGCCGCATAAACAGCAGTTACAGAAGCATTACCAAGAGTTACTGAGTTATTGGCTACACCCGTAGCATCCTTACCGAGTACTATTTGATTACTAGCAGCTGCTGTAGATGGTTGAGCATTAGCACCTATTAATATATTATTTGAACCATTATCGATAGTTAAACCAGCACGATCTCCAATAGCAGTATTTTCGGATTCAGCACCATCACAATTACCCAATGCTTCTCTTCCAATAGCAACATTATATCCACCTGTGGTTATTTCATCTAGCGATAAGTATCCAATTGCTACATTGTGAACACCTGTCGTGATAGCTAAACCAGCCTGATAACCAACTGCTGTACTTCCAACAGTTCCATTTACTCCATTTTGAGTTTTTAAAGCTTGGTATCCAACTGCAGTATTGAAATCTCCGTTTACATCGGATTTTAAAGATTGAAATCCAACCGATGTATTACCAATTCCTGTTTTATTTTCAGCTTGAGAAAATGAACCGATTGCTACAGAACCATCTATGTCTGTACTCGTAAGAGCATTAGCTAAAGTATAATAACCAATGGCTACAGTATCTCTAGCATTAACCATCTGCTGTACCGAATAAGCACCTAATGAAGTATTTCGAGAACCAGAGGTATTTACCATAAGTGATCTAAATCCAATAGCCGTATTGTCATCGGCTGATGAACCACTACCTTTATTACCAGCTGATGTACCGACATAAGTATTACGGATTCCTGTTAATACCGATTGACCTGCTTGATATCCAATTGCAGTATTTCCAACAGTTCCACTTGTTCCTGTTTGATCTTCTAATGCTTCGTATCCAACTGCGGTGTTGTAATCTCCGTCATCTTCACTTTTTAAGGCGTCAAATCCAATTGCTACATTACCGATTCCCGATACATTTGCTGTTAATGCACCAAATCCAACAGCGACACTTCCTTGAGAATCTGCGTGATTTGTTTTTCTTAGTGCATTCTGTCCAACCGCAACCATAGCCCAAGAACCGGCGGTTAAGTCTGACATAGCATATGAACCGATAGCAACATTATTGTCTCCATCGGAATGAACAGATTGTGATAGAGCACCATATCCTATGGCGACATTATCATTGATGTTATTGTTGGCAGCTGATAACAACGCATAAGTACCGATTGCGATGTTTCTGTTGGCAAATGTTGAAGTTCCAAGATTTGTTAATGCTTGATATCCGATAGCAATATTATCATCACCGACAGTCAAGGATTTTAATGCATGGTAGCCGATTCCCATATTTCTTTGACCTGATGTCAAACTATTCATGGATGACATTCCAACAGCAACCGTACCATCGGCATCTGCTGTCATGACTCCATTCCCAGCTCCGTATCCAATAGCAACAATATTATCCACCAATAAAGTACTAGCCGCTGCGGACATTCCCACGATGGTATTTCTGATTCCTGTGGTTATGTTTGTGCCTGCTCGATATCCAACAGCAACATTAGCGACCTCTCCACTTACTCCTGTTTGGTCGGTTAGGGCTTCATAACCTATGGCAGTATTGTAATCTCCGTCATCTTCAGCATCCAATGCAGCATATCCAATTGCAACATTAGCTTGTCCTGATGTTATTTGGTTTCCTGCCAATCCTCCGATGAAAACACTATAAGAACCATCCGTGGTTATGTTTGCCGCAGCGGCATTTCTACCGATTGCAACTATGTTAGTTCCTCCAGTTGTTGTTGAACCTGCTCCTCGTCCAAGAAAGATATTATGGTCTCCTGTTGTCAAATCCGTACCTGCTGAGTTGCCCATCATAATATTGTCAGTACCACTCGTGAGCGCATCGCCTGTTACTTGACCTATCCCGATATTGTTATCACCAGTTGTGTTTCCACCGTTCATGGCTATATTACCAATAGCGATGTTACTATTACCAGTTGTTGAGACTGCTAAAGCAGAAGTTCCAATGGCAACCGAACCACTTGCAGTTGTTAAATTCAATCCCGCTTGCATACCAAACAAATTATTCGCAGTTCCTGTATTTATCTCGTAACCAGCACGATATCCCACGGCGGTGTTCGCAGCAGTTCCACTTGTTCCTGTTTGGTCGGTTAGAGCTTGATATCCGATAGCAGTATTGTAATCTCCGTCATCTTCAACCAATAAAGCTTGATAACCAACTGCGGTATTGGCGATTCCTGATGTGAGCGATGAACCAGCACTTCTTCCGATTAAAACCGTGCCGTCAGCATCTGATGTCATGTTTCCTTCACCACCAGCATTAGAACCGACAACAGTACACATATCCGCACCCGTAGTAACACCCATGGCATTATCACCGATTACAACATTCGAGTGGATACCAGTTGTTGCAGCATCGAGTGCATTTATTCCGATTACCGTATTTTGTAAAGCGGTTGTGATGGCACCACCCGCAGCCTTACCGATTAAAATATTATTATATCCACTCGTGAGAGCATCGCCTGCTTTTACTCCGATGGCAATATTATTATCACCAGTCGTAGTTCCACCATTCATAGCATCAAGTCCGACAGCAATATTCTGATTTCCAGTCGATATGTTTCTACCTGCATTTTGTCCAAGTATAACAGAACCCGAGGCTGTTTGTGAATCATTTAGAGCACCAGTTCCAACCACGACATTCTCAATACCCGTGGTCAAGTTTTGAGCTACCTCTCCACCTATAAGCGTATTATAAAATCCCGTAGTTACAGCAGCACCCGCGTTATAACCAACGGCGGTATTTATTACAGCTCCACTTGTACCTGTTTGAGCAGTTAAGGCATTATATCCGATAGCAACATTTCTGTCTCCATCATCTTCAGCATCTAACGCACCATACCCAATTGCAACATTTTGTTGTCCTGATGTGAGTGATGCTCCAGCACTTCTTCCGATTAAAACCGTGCCGTCAGCATCTGATGTCATGTTTCCACCACCACCAGCAAAATTACCAATGATAACTGCTTCATCTATATTTGTTGTAGCAACAGCGGCGTCTGCTCCGATAATTACATTTCTAATTCCTGTGGTGATTGCTGCTCCCGCTCTATAACCAACGGCGGTATTGGAAACAGTTCCACTTACTCCTGTTTGGTCAGTTAGGGCTTGGTATCCAATAGCGGTATTTCTGTCTCCGTCATCTTCTAGTTTTAAAGCCTCCATTCCTAAAGCGGTATTACCGATTCCTGATGAAATATTATTTAAAGCTGCTTTTCCAACAGCAACCGTACCATCGGCATCTGCTGTCATGACTCCATTTGCAGCTCCGTATCCAACAGCAACAATACTATCCACCAATAAACTACTACCTCCTGCAACCACTCCCACCATAGTATTTCTAATTCCCGTGGTTATTTCCGTGCCTGCTTTCCATCCGATTGCGGTATTGGCAGTCTCTCCACTTACTCCTGTTTGGTCTTTTAATGCTTCATACCCTATAGCGGTGTTGTAATCTCCGTCATTTTCATAGAGTAACGCTGAACTTCCAATTGCAACATTACCTTGACCAGATGTTAATTCCGATGCAGCAAAATATCCGATTGAAACCGTTCCGTTTGCATCAGTAGAATTTATCGCATCCCCAGCTCCAATACCGATTGATACCGTTTGGCTTGTATCGGTTGCAGTTGCTAAAGCATTTCTACCAAGTGCTACGTTAAATGTTCCTGTGGTTAAAGCTCCTCCTGCATCCTCACCTATCAATTGATTAGAATATCCACTCGTGAGGGCATCGCCTGCATTTACTCCGATGGCGATGTTTCTGTCACCTGTGGTTGCAGGACCGCCCATAGCATCTAAACCGATTGCGATATTTTGATTTCCAGTTGTGTTACTCAGACCTGCTCCACTACCAATGTAAACTGAACCACTAGCGGTTGTAAGTGCGTCGCCTGCATTCATACCCACTAAAGTATTGTTACCGCCTGTCGTTAATACTAAACCGGCTTGAGCACCCACTGCAGTATTAGCATATCCTGATGTATTTGCGAGTAACGCTCTGAAACCAACTGCCGTTCCACGAAGAGCACCAGCAGAACCAGATGCAGCTTTTAAAGTTTCAAAACCAATAGCGGTGTTTTGGTCTATTTCAGTTGCATTAAGAAGAGCCTCATATCCCAAAGCGACATTCTGTTCACCTGTCGTATTATTTTCTAAAGCTGATGTACCTACAGCAACATTATTACTAGCACTATTGTCTCTTAACGCTTTAAAACCTACGGCAACATTTTGTGCTCCACTTGTGATACTATAAAGCGCTTGTTTACCCACACCCACATTATTATTACCAGTTGTTAAATCGTATAAAGATTCAACTCCGATAGCAACAGTACCATCAGAGGTCGTGGCATCTCTCATGGATTCTTTACCGATTGCTACATTCTCTGTTCCTGTTCTATTTAGGTATAGAGCCCTATATCCAATTCCGACATTATTACTATTGCTATAAGCATCTGTACCTTGTCCTGCTGCTGAACCAAGATATACATTCTGACCACCAGTTCGGTTTTCTCTAGCAGCATTAGTTCCCATAAAGACATTATCATCACCCGTTGTTAAATCGGTGCCCACCTGGTGTCCTACAGCAGTATTACTATTAGCACCAGCAGCTGCATTTTGTAAAGCATGATTTCCAATAGCAACCGTATCATAATCAGCATCACCAGTTACAGCATTATGACCTATTGCTATTATTCCGTTTGCATCCGTAATAGCACCACCAGCATTTTTACCCATGAAAATATTTAACGTTCCACTCGTGACTGCATCGCCTGCATTTACTCCGATGGCGATGTTGTTGTCACCAGTCGCAGCATTATGAAAAGCATTGTAACCAATAGCTATGTTCATATTTCCAGTATTTACATTACCACCTGCATCCACACCTATGAAAACTGAACCACTTGCGGTTGTTATATTATCACCAGCTTGATGTCCTATTAATACCGAACCACTTGCAGTTGTCATTCCAAATCCAGCCCTATAGCCGATTGCTGTATTTGTATTAACCACACCTTCAGCATTATACATCGCTAAAGCACCCATAGCAACATTGTAATTTCCAGTAATTGCATTACCAGAAGCCTCTCCCATTACTCCTGAACCAACACCAGTATTATAATCTGCGTTGGTTACACTCTGCCCTGCTTGCGTACCTATAAATACATTAGAAATAGCTCCACTTCCAGCAAGATTAGTTAGGGCTTGATGACCAATAGCAATATTGCTGTCATTGTGAGTCATATTGGCACCTAAGGCATAATTTCCAATAGCTATGTTTTTAGTATTTGTTCCAGTACCTGTACCATATAATGCACGCCATCCGATTGCAATTGAATCATCACAATCATCATCTTGTCTCAAAGCTTCATAACCAAGTGCGAGATTTCTTTCACCAGTTGCAATTGCAAATCCTGAAGCATATCCAACGAAAATTGAACCATCAGCAGCGGAAGTTTTATTAGCACCATTACCAGCTGCAGAACCAATCTGAACTGTCCAATCTACATCCACATCCGAGCCACCAACCTGCTGTCCAATCATTACATTATTCCTACCAGTGCTCAAATCATCACCTGTCGTTGTACCGATTAATACATTTTCATTACCTGTTGTTAAAGAAGCTCCTGTTCCTCCTTTTCCAAGAATTAAGTTATCTTGTCCACCATAACCTTGATTATAATAAGCTAATTTTAATACACCAAACGAACCGGTTGAGGTTGATGAACCACTTATTTCTGTAGCTGTGATTTCTAAGGTGTTTGCACTATCACCACCACCCAAAACCATTTTGGCTCCAGATTTAGATGTTCTAAACCTAAAAGCATTCGCATCATGATTCCATTTTGCTTGAACACCGACATTATCAGATGGACTACCCCAAATTATTGATGAATCTCCAGCATCAAGTGCTAATATTGAAATTCCTGAATTTTGAGCTTCGACAACTAAATCGTCTGCATCTCCATGAGCAGTAACAGTACCAGCAGATTGAGCATAAACATGAAGTTGCCCATCAGGATTATCTGTGCCGATGCCGACATTACCTGAATTATCTATCATCATCTTGGAATCTGATATTGATACTGTTGTTGCGTCTGTTGCTGCTCTAACAGCAAAATGTAATTCACCTCTACCATATGAAGCATTACGTTTCCAAAAGATACCTTGTTTCCAGTAGTCGTCATCATTGAATGTTCCAAAAACCATACCCGCACTTTCATTATTACTTACCGAAGGTGTTAAAGCAAATACTATTTGACCATCAGCACCACCAAAGCTATTGTCATCTGCGACATGTAATGTAGCTCTAACTGCGTTTGAGCCAAGAGTATTTACACCAACATTTCCATCAGTTTGAACTGAACCAAACGAACCGGTTGAGGTTGATGAACCACTTATTTTTGCATTCGCAATATTACTAAAAATGTCTCCTGTTTCATTAATTTTGAAAAAGGTTTGTCCATCCCCTTTGAATATTTCTAAAGTCGGATCATTACTCACATCCTTAAATTCTAAGAAGTTTTGTGAATCATTAAATCTTTCAATGACAAATAACTCGGCGTCTCTTGCTGTTGCCTTTATCTCTAACTCAGCACCAGGACTTTGTGTGCCTAATCCTAATTTGGTTGCAGCATGAACCATACCAAACGAACCAGTTGAGGTTGATGAACCACTTATGACTCCATTTGCTGAAGTTTGTATAATACTAGAAGCGTTATAAAAAATATTATCAGAATTTATGTAATTGTAATTTAAACCATTGGTAGTGAAAAAATGACCACCGTTAGCATTGTATTGTATGTAATCACCAATGGTTCTGGATTGTATTAAAGCATGACCATTAGTTGTAGAACCTAATTGTAAACCTGCACTTGGTATACCAGCAAAAACCATACCAAACGAACCAGTTGAGGTTGATGAACCACTTATGTTTCCGATGACTTCTAAAGATGTATTTGGTGAAAGTGTGCCTATACCTACTTTTACTCCACCATCTAAATCTACGATACCAATGCCAGCTGTGGTGCTATCAGCCTCTAATATATTAATTCTATTATCACCAAAGTCACTAAGAAATTTTGGAACATTTCCACCACCGAAACTAAAGTCTGTATTCCCACTTAAAGAACCAGTAAACTGATGTGTGTCATCATCACTATCACCAAATATTGTAGAGCCGCTACTAAACGACTGGGTTAATTGTGTTACAGTTGACTGAACTATATAGTTTTCTGCGTGAATATCCCCCTTAACCTTTAAAGATCCTGTAATCGCTGAACTATATATTTTCACTTATATTCTCCCTTATTAGTCTTTAATAAATATCAAACTTAAATTTACTATAAATATTTTCATTGTAATTTCTTCTCTAATTCTTCTACTTTTTGAGTTAATTCTTGTACTGTCTTTGTTAATACCGAAACCAAACCTACGACATTTACTGATTTATTACCTTCTTCACCTTCAACTAATTGTGGATAAACCTTTTCGACTTCTTGTGCTATAAATCCTATTTGTTCATCAGTTCCCTTTTCTTCCTCTTCTTTCCAATTAAATGTAACTGGATTTAATTGTTTGACTTTTTCATAACTACTTGATATTTCAAAAATATTTTCCTTTAGAGCAATATCAGAGGTATCGTTGAAATCTCCACTAATCACACCATCACTTGCTATTGACATTCTAGCGGTTGTACTTAAATCACTACTATCAGCTATTACGAATGGATCGCCTGTAGCACTATTATCAATACCCATTATGAAGTTTTGACCAGAGATATTGAACATTATACCGGCATCACCAGCATTATTAGTCTGAACTAATATTCCAGCCGTGTCAGTTCCGTCTGTTTGTAAAACGTGTAATGGGAATACAGCAGAATCACCTCCAAAAGTTGGTTGTTTGTGAAATCCAACTGATAGGTGGTCTGCAGCATTTATTTTTCCAAACGAACCAGTTGAGGTTGCTGAACCACTTATTGCGTGTCCACCACCAGTATAATGAATACCATCACCTGTGGAATCTTGTTGAAGATTTAATAATGTTGTACCAGTTGCACTTGCATGGTCATTCGTGATGTCTATTAGTTTTCTAGTTCCACTATTTGAAGAATTAGAATAAAATCTTGCAATCATTCCATTCGCTTGTAATGAACTTGCATTTACATTTATACCTTGTCCACTTGTTGCATCTGTAACGATTTCTAAAGCATAATCATTTGCATTCTGATCAATTTTTAATGCAGACGCTGCAGCGTTTTGTTCAATCAACATACCTCTTTGGGCAGCATCTTGTTTTATTTTTAATGCTGTTGCTCCAGTTGCACTTGCATGGTCGTTTACTATTTCAACCAGATTCCTTGTATTTGTGTCTGAACTATTTGAACCTAAATACAAAATTCTTCCAGTTGTTAAGCTATCCGCTCCATCTACCATTAAAACAGAACCAGCAGTATTAGTTGGTTGAGGTATGTAAATGCTTGAGTTTGTAGTTGCTTCTGAATCTATATAAAGTGCAGCATTATTACCATCTTGATCTATTTCCAATCCATAATAACCTTGATCCTGTTCAATTTTTATTCCAGATATTGCACTAGTAGCATTTTTTACAGATAATTGAGCTGCAGTAGGATCGGTGTCTCCGATGCCGACGCTTCCTGAACTATTAATTACCATTCTTTGAATCGAATTAGCTGATCCAGAACCAGCGGTCATAAAAATTAACTCACCTGGTACAGAATCTACTTGTGGTAATCCTGTTACTTTCGCTCTGATCTCAGCTGTATTAGACCTTAAATCCGTTCCATCGGCAGAACTAAATACGAGTCTACCTACTAAATCATTTGCTTGTACAATCGTGTTTGATCCAGGTGCAGTTCCTCTTGTTTTTCCCAATGAAATCAATGATGGAGCAGCGTCATTTGAATTCTGAATCATCGTCATGACAGCGCCATATTCAATATCCGATTCTATTTGTAAAAGACCAGGATAATGACCTACTTGATTTTGTTGGGTTTGTATTGAACCAGCACCAACAAATACTTTACCAAACGAACCTGTTGAGGTTGATGAACCACTTATTTTTGCATTCGCAGCTCCAAATAACACATTTCCATCTTCGTCAAGTCGCATTGTTTCATGTAGAGAAGCACCACGATTTGTAAATACTAAATCACCTTTTGTATCTGCACTTCCTCTTTCACCTTGTATAGCAGCATAGAAATCAGAATTATTGTTAAAAAACCTAATTTCACCAGAGTCTTGACCATCACTTCCTCTATCAGCTTTTAAATTCAATACAGCAGAATTACTCGTTCCACCAGTCTCATCTATTGTAATGTCTGAATATGTTGTTAATGAAGCACCACTAACACCATCACCACCGATGCCGACATTACCTGAACTATCAATAGCAATATGTGTAGCAGAATTATTATCATCCTTGAATTGATATCCACTTGTTCCACCTTGAAGAACCAATAAATTACTATTTGATCTTATTGATGCTGGAGATTTATATGCACCAGCACTACCAAATCGTATACCATGATCACTATCAACCAATCCAAACGAACCAGTTGAGGTTGATGAACCACTTATGTTTCCACTAACAACTTCAAATCCATCATTATTTATTTTTGCTCTGGTAGAACCACCAGTCAAAAATGCTAATGTATTAGCAGCGTTTGCTGTAATTGATGTATCACCAGTTGGTCCTTCAAACTTTAAATTATAAGCAAAATCTAATGAAATATGTCCAGCACTTACATCTAATTTTGCGCCTGCATTAGGTGTAGCGCCGATTCCGACATTTCCTGAAGCATCTATTCTAACTCTTTCAGTATTTGATGTGCCAGTATGAAATGTTAGGAAACCTGATTGTAATTTCATCTGAGCACCAGCATTTGTAGTAGCATATACATGATTTAAATTTACAACTGTTAAACCAGAATTATCATGTGTAATATTTAATCCGGCGCCACCACCTATTTGAATATCACCGTCTGCAGTTCCAAATTTAGCATTGTCTGCTATTTCTAACCTACCAAACGAACCCGTTGAGGTTGCTGAACCGCTTATTATATTACCATCTAAAGTTAATAATTCAGTAGCCGCATCACTATCTATTATAAATTTATATCCACCGTCTGTTGTTTGGTGAAAACCTAAATTACCATTACCAGCACCACCACCAGAACCATTAGATATAATTGACCAATTTTTTGTTCCACCAGCTAATGTTAATCCAGCACCAACAGAATTAGAATTAGTTATCTTAACACTTTCCCAAGTTGAATTAGAATCTGCATCATTGATTTCTAGCTTGTTGCTTGGGGTTGAATCTCCGATGCCGACATTTTGACTTGCATCTATAGTAAGAGCAGTATTTGCAGCATTCGTTTGGAGTGTAAGAGTTCCACTAGACCTTAATGTTAAATTTGCTTCAACTTGAAATAAGTGAGAATGATACCCAGCATTTGTCGTATCCCATAATGATAGAGCTGGAGCAGTTGCATCTTGAATAGTTATTCCATGTGAAGTTGAACCTACATTACTATTTTTACTAACTGTACCACCGACATTTAAAAATTTATCACCGTCCGCACCTATATTTACATTTCCACCAAAGAAACCTTGACCAAACGAACCTGTTGAAGTTGCTGAACCACTTACACCACCACTTAAATCCAAATTACCTACACCATCAAGATTTAATAATGATGTCCAAGCACTACCAGCATTTGTTGAACCAGCAATTCCAAAGAAAGTGTAATCATCACCGGCTGAATCAGGATTTGTATCTCCCAATACAATTACTTGATTAGTATCTCCTTGATCATTTGTAATAAAGGTTAATTGATTATGTTGTGTATCGAATCCAAAACCATCTGCATCTAAAAATCCTACTCTAGCATCATTATCTACGCCACCAATATGTAATTCGTGATCTGTATGTAAATAACCAAACGAACCGGTTGAGGTTGATGAACCACTTACATTACCTTCTGTTAAAATACTACCACCATCTAAATCAGCATCAAGAGTAATTTTCTCTACACCACCATCATATAGATTCATTAGGGCGGCAGCACTACTATCTCTTAATCTATATAATGTATTGCCATCGTGATCCAACGCAACCACTACATTTGAACCATCTGTTGTGGTTTTCATAGTTAAGAAAGCATCGGGATCGGTATTGATTCCTATTCTACCAGATATATGAGCATCATCAGCAAGATGTAATTCACCAAACGAACCGGTTGAGATTGCTGAACCACTTATTGATGTCCCAACCAATCTTAAAAGTTCAGTTCCATTTGGTGTAAAAGATAAATAATTACCAACACTACTTCCTAATATTTTTGTATTTGAATCACCAAACTCAAGAGCAACACCACTCCCCAATGTTACATTCCCACTACCATCTATTAAAAAATGAATATCACTGGCACCACCACTACCTTCACCTATGAAAAATTCAGAACCATCTCCGAAGTTACCGGAATCACCCATTCCCACATACCATTTAGCAGAACCAGCAGTTTTGAATTCTATTTGTCCTACATCATTTGCAGCACCTCTATCTATTGTGATGAAAGCATTACCAGCGGAATTTATGTTCATTGCAGCGGTGCTACCCACTAAAGTTAATAATCTGTTAGGTGTTGAGGTGCCAATGCCTATACCAGTTTGATTACCATGAACATTAACACTATTATTTAAAGTTAATGCACCAAACGAACCGGTTGAGGTTGCTGAACCACTTATTTTTGCATTTACTTCATCCGTATATATATCACCATCTTTAATTCTAAAAGAACCATTTTCCAAAGTCGCTAAGGGAACGCTATCATCTATTATTAAATTTAAACTATTAGCAGCTCCACTTGGATCTCCAATCTCGACTTTATTATTAGCTTCAAATTTTATATAATCCTCTCCATTACTTCCTACAAAAACTGCATTATCTGCAAACTTAATAGTATTTTTAACAGTTAAATCACTTTGAACTTTATCAGAGATAACCAACGAACCAAACGAACCGGTAGTAGCTGCTGAACCACTTACGTTTCCTATAAAGATATGGACATCATCATCGGTATCACCAAATTTTTGTGAGCCACTAGAAAATGAAACAGAAGAACTTATAAACTTCGTTTCAGTTAAAAATGTTGGGGAATCAATTCTCATTTGTTTTCTCTCTTATTTACTATAAATATTTTCATATAATTATTTTATTCATTTTAGTTCGTAAAGTATGTTATTGAAAATGCAACATTACCATCATCTGTCCATTCACTATGTTGCATGTTGGTGTTACCTGTTGTGGCATCAGAAACGTGTAGTGTTATGAATCCACTATTAATTTGAGTTCCCACAGTAACAGTATGACCAGCAGTTATAGCTAAACCACCAGCTGTAGAAGTTGCTCCTGCAGATAGTGATCCGAAACCATTTGAAACATTGTAAGGTATTCCGCTTATTTTTATGTCTCCACTTACACTACCAAGTGCAGATGTAACAACATAAGCATTAAGAGTAACCATTTTACCCACTCTTACAAATTTACCTGCATTATAAGTTCCATTCATTGTAGCATTATTACTACCATCCGTTATCACAGGCGTCCAACCTCCCTCCTCGTAAAAATTACCTGCTTGAGTTGAATCTGCAAGTTGAATATTACCAAACGAACCCGTTGAGGTTGCTGAACCACTTATCTTTGCTACAGTAGGGCCGAACTCTGCAGTGTTACTTGTAACTGAAAATACAGGAAGAGTTGTAGCACCAGCCGTAAGAGAAATTTTATTAGTTGCGTGGTCATAATCAATCATACCTATATTATTGTCTTGAGCATCACCAAAGTATATAGCACCATTAGAAGTGTTTCCACTTAATATCGAAATACCAGCATTACCGCTATTCTCTACGATTAATTCATCCGCATCAGCATTTGGTGCGATTGAGGCATCCGCGGTAAAGATGTGTAATAAACCTTCAGGACTTGTGGTGCCGATGCCTAAATTTCCACCTGTATAATATAGGTTTCCATTATTGACAGCAATCTGTTCTGTTCCACCAAGTATTATATTACCAAAATAACCAGTTCCACTTCCACTTATCACACCCTCAACAGTTAGAGGATGTGGTGGATTTGCGGTGCCGATGCCGACATTGCCTGAAGCATCAATAACCATCCTCTGTGTACCAGTTCTTGTGGTATGATTTGCAGCTGTATGAAATCTTATTTCTTCAACCGCATTATGTTGGGAATTACCACCACCCAAATCAATTCTATTTGTAGATGAATTACTAAATGACTGCATCATCATAAAACCTTCTGTCTCTGTACCAGAATCATATTGGTATGATGTTATTACAGCATTTTTATTTGTATCGTCACTAGTTGTATGTGTTAAATGTAATGTTTTTGTACCAACAACATCAAGTGTTCCAACTGGACTTGTTTGTCCAATGCCGACATTTGAACCCGTTATTGTCATAACGGTGTTACTGTCATTATTTAAAAACCTAAATCCACCAGCTGCTTCAAAACTTTGAAAAAATAATGTATTGCCTTCTAATAAAATTCTTGTTCCGTCTGAATTTGAGGTGCCTGTTGTAGAATTGTGAAAAAATAAATGTGGAAAATTTGCATTGTAAATATCAATACCACTTCCGTTTATACCAGATTGAAGTTGTGGTGATTGTGTACCGACTCCAATTTTATGTGCAATATGACCTACACCAAACGAACCAGTTGAGTATTGAGAACCACTTACATGAGCTGACGAACTATTTAAAATTATACCAGCCGTAGTAATTCTTACTCTTTCAGCACCGTTTGGCTCAAATACTATTGGTAAATTTTCACCAGTACCTATATCTAAACCAGCGGAGTCGTATCTAATATAAGCATAATCACTACCAGCACCAACACCATCTGTACTATCTCTATCTAGTATTATTATAGATCTACTGTTGGTATTGTCAGCTGATAATTTTATTCCGAAATTTTGAGATTCTGCAACTATATCAACAGTACCAGAACTACTTACGTGAAGATTGTGGTCAGGACCTGTGGTGCCGATGCCGACCTTTCCGTTTCTTAAAATAGTAACTAAATCAGTAGAAAAATGTTGAAACTTAAATCCCGCATGATCAGTTGATGCAAAGGTAGAGTTATTATTTTCCCTTGTATTAAAAATCATATCACCGGTTGTAGTTCCATCTAATCCCATAGCCATTAAAAAGAGACCGTGAGTACCAGCAGTTTGCCTTCCAGTAATAGAAGGAGTTAGAGTAGAGCTTACAGAACCAAATTGTAATGTACCAGTAGCAGCTGATGTATCTACTGAACCAGCAGTTGTTTGAATTGTTAAGTTAGAATTTTGAGTCGTTGTTCCTATGCCAACTCGCCCAGCAGTATGTAAAGCACCAAACGAACCGGTTGAGGTTGATGAGCCACTTATGACTTTATTTGCACCTGTAGATACTATATTACCAGTGGTTTGTATTAATGGTGATGAACCACCTTGTACAAAGAAACCACCACCATCTGAAATTTCAACAACAGTTGTGTTACCACTTGTCTGTTGGAAAAGATGACTTGCACCTGAGGCTTTTTGTCTATAATATAGGTTACCAGTATTATTTGTAAGAAATGTATGAGAACTGTGTTGAATGGTAAAATCATTATCATTTCCAACATTAACAAATTTACCATCTGCTATATGTAAGTTTTCTGCTAGTATTAATTTTGCAAACGAACCAGTTGAGGTTGATGAACCACTTATTTTATTATGAGCTACTTGTAATACTGGAGCAGTTAAAGTATTTGTTCCACTATTGTTTTGAGCAAAGAAATCAATTCTTGTTGCTTGATAATTAGCACTACCAGCATCCCAAACTGCATCGGCATTAAATTCTATTTTTGAACCTGTGTTTGCAGTGGAAGTACTATCAGTTCCTAAAGCATATATAGCTGCTATTGTATCACCAGCTGCTATTGAAGTATCTTTTGACCATAAGTTTAATCTTGCTGGTGTATCACTACTCCCATCGGTTATTACATTGATACCATCATTAGTAACTACCTCTAAAGCAGTAGAAGGACTTGTGGTGCCGATGCCGACTTTACCTGTTTCATCCATCAACATCACAACTTTTGATTGGTCTACATTTTTAAATTGTAATGTAGATGTCGCACCACTATTGGCATTAAATATATGCCATTCGTCACCATTTGTTTGTGTTGTATCAAGAGATAGATAAACATTATTATCAGATACCACCTTTAGGTTTGCTCCACTTTTATTTATTTCTAAAGCTTCTCCAGGACTTGTGGTGCCGATGCCGACATTTCCATTCTGTAACATTGTCATTACAGTTACACTATTTGCATTTGCTTTAAATTGTAAATCATCAGTTCCATTAGCACTTGGATCATGTATTATTCTAAACTTTTCAGTATTTGAGGCATTTTTAAAGTATAGGGCATTTTTATTTGAACCATCACCAGTTCCTTTAAAGATAACACCAGCTCCACCACTACCAGAAATCATTATATTTCCAGCACTTATTTCTAATTTTTGTGAAGGAACTGTGGTGCCGATGCCGACTTTGCCATCTGCACGAACTACAAATTTTACATTACCAGTGCTTTCATCTAAGTCTATAGAATTTCCCTTGATAAACAAAGGATAAGATGTATTATTTTCATCATAACCAGATATAAAAATTCCGTTATAGTGATTTGTTGTATTACTGCTATGTTCTATGTGCAAAGCATAATCAGAAGATGTTTGTGTAATATGCAATTTAGCTTCTGGACTTGTTTGTCCAATGCCCAATTTATTATCAATATAACCAGCACCAAACGAACCAGTTGAGGTTGATGAGCCACTTATTTTTTGATTAGCAGCAGGAAATTCTACAATACCACTATTTTCTGTAATTTTGAAAAAGGGAGTGTTATTAAGTTTAGATACAGCAAAGTTACCATCAGTCATCATGTTGATACCACTTCCACCACTTCCACCAACATCAGCTGAAAATAATTCCATTTTAGAAATGGTTGAACCATCATCAATAGCCAGAAAATCAATAGTTCCATCTGTTGTTTTTGTATCAAAAACCATTCTTGTGCCACTACCATTTACATTAACTCTACCAAACGAACCAGTTGAGGTTGATGAGCCACTTACATCACCTTCAAATTGAGCCATTTCAGAACCAGCTGCACCTTTTAATGTTAAATTTAAAACCCCACCTGCAGGTCTAAATCTAATAACATCGGAGGCATTTCGAGCAGCGAAATCAAAGCGGTTGTTATTTGTATCACCAATAATTGACATTTGGTCATTGTCACTTGGAGTTCCAAAGTAAATACTTCCTTTACTATTGTTTGGAAAAAGAAATGACATTCCTGGAGTAGCCGAATCTTCAATTATTAAATTATTTCCTTCACCTGGTGCAGTTACAGAACCCGCACTTGCTGCATGAACATGAAGTTCTCCGTCAGGATTTGTTGTGCCAATACCTATCTGACCAGAAGCAGATACCATTAACGAACCAGTAAACTGATGTGTGTCATCAGAACTATCACCAAATGCCATAGAACCTGAAGTTGATGCTATAACTATATTAGTTACAGAGGATGATACTGTATATTGTTCTGCGAAAATATCGCCGGTATGTATAGCCATTTACTCTATCTCCTGTAATTTAAATTTATATTTTTTTCCATTCTTTCTGTTTAATAAATATAGGTCATCCTCACCTTCCTGTATCGTCCAAGAACCTGTTGTTCCATCAACCTCATTACCTTCCGAGCCTTCGTTGGATAGTTCTATATCACCGGTAAATAAATTAGCCCATCTTTTTTCAGCTGAACCCAAATCATGATGATTATCAGCATCGGGTAATATACTTCCTGATACCGACATTGAACCTGACACATTAGCTGTGGTTGGCACCCACTCAACACCCTCTCCATCATGCCTTACCTTTAAAAACTTACCTGAATTTTCACTGCTGATATTCGGTATACCACTACCTATGGAAAAGTTAGCATAACCGATTTGGTCGGATGAAAAAACTATGTCTGCATTATTATCGCTTGTAGCAGTAATCGACTCTGGTATTATAACCTCATCATTTTCATCAAATACCGTAATGTTAGGATATTGTTGGCTTAAACTATGTGTAACTCTCCAATTTGTAGATGTTTCTGATTGGGTGTGTATGTAATTATTACCAGCATTTGTACCAACTCCACCAACAGATAAAATCGCTGTTCCTTGTATAGCCTCATTAAAAGTTAAAGTAAATGTATCAGAATCGGTAGCAGTACCTGTTTCAGGTAACATTATTTGGTCGTCTGTATCATAAACAGTAACAACAGGATACTTATGTCCTATATTATGGGTAATTGCCCAAGTTGTAGAATCTGAGGTTTGAGAGTGTACATAACGAGAACCTATTTGACCAACATAATGACTAGCAGATACAGTTGTTGCTTCTACCCTACCAAAAGAACCGGTTGAGGTTGATGAGCCGCTTATGTTTCCACTAAAATCTTTTACACCATGAAATGTAGCGCCTGTAGAAGAACCTGAAGCAAAGTAAACATCTGTTATTTGATTATCACCAAAGGTTATTGTATCCGTTCCATGACCAACTGCTTCTGAACCTATTACTATTTCATTATTAGCATTTGTAACAGAAGTTCTAGCATATTGTCCTATATAGATACTATTTTCAGTTGTGGTGTTTGTTACACCAAATCCTGTTCCAGCAAAAGCACCGATTGCAACATTACGGCTACTATTAGTAAGTGTCTTTCCTGCATCAGAACCAATAAGAACATTGGCTATACTCTGTTGACCAGCAGTTCCTGCAAGGCTACCAATAAAAACATTCGCATCTGAATTTGTGCTGTTTATAGCAAGTCCGGTACTCAATCCGATAAAAACATTCTTATCACCGAAATCATCACCATCTGTTCCACCGGCACTTGTTCCTATAGCAACATTATCATCACCACGAGTTCTTAATTTAGCCGCATTTTTACCTATAAAAACATTTCCACCATAATCAGCCATAGCACTACCCGCACTTAGACCAATCGCAACATTTATTTTATTGACATTTCCACCAACAAAAGCACTACCAGCATCTGTTCCAAAAGCAATATTTTCACCAGGTGCATTGGTTTGTGGAAAGTGTTTTCCATTTTGCATTACCGAACCAAATGAGCCAGTTGATATTGATGAGCCACTTACACCACCACCCACAACAGCCATAGTACTCGAAGAAAGTTCTCCTCTCCAAGAGCCACTTACGCTTGTTGGGTTGGTTGAGCCACTAATTATCGTAGCAGTAGCAGAAGAAAATGAACTTACATCTAATCTACCGAATGAGCCGGTTGATTTTGCTGAACCACTTATTAGGGCATCTCCACCGAATACAACATGGGTTTGTGATGAATTACCAATAACAGTTTGATTGTCTCCTGTTCCAGTTACACCTGAACCTATTGCTATCTGATTATCTCCACCAACAGCAGATGCATTAGTGCTATGTCCTAAAAGAACATTTTCAGTTCCTGATGTTATACCATCGCCGGCTCCTGTTCCCACAGCAACATTTCTCGCATTTGTAGCATTTAAATCATGAAGCGCCCTCCTACCAATAGCAACATTATTACTATCTCCAGTAGCAGCCTTTAGTGCTTCTGAACCTACAGCCACATTAGTATCACCCGTTGTTAGGGCAGCTCCGGCATCTTCTCCTACGATTACATTCTGTGTCCCACCAGCTTGTAAGTTTTGTCCTGCATTATTTCCAAATCGGGTGTTCATAACCATACCTTCCAACGAACCCATTGTTATGAATCCATTTGAAGGTATTTGTATTGTAGCAGTTCCTACTGCTAATCTACCAAAAGAACCGGTTGAGGTTGATGAACCACTTACATTACCAGTAAAAAAACCATCTCCAACAACATGAAGTTTATGTAATGCAGTTTCTATACCTATACCCAAATCACCACTTGAATTTATTTGAACTTTATCAGTACCGCCTATTTTAAAAGCAATTGGTTGACCACTAGCGGCTTGAACAATTGTTTTACCAGCACTTGATTGAGCTAATGCAAAAGTACCTGTACCATTGTGGTCAACATGACTGAATCCAGCCATGTCCGAAAATCCTATGAAACCTATATGAGCTCTTCCAAATTCAAAACTAGCATCTGTGTCTCTATTTGCAAGTTCTAAATGTCCAAACGAACCAGTTGAGGTTGATGAACCACTTACTTTTCCATCTTCAATTCTCATAACTTCAGCATTATTAGTACCAAAAATTATCGGTTTGTTCTTAGTTCCAGTTCCAATTAATAAACCATAGTTAGAATCTTGTGCTAATATTTCTCCAAATCCGGCTACAGTTGTTCCGTATCTTGTTGCAGTTCTACCAGTACCATGATTAATAAAGTAAAAGTGAGCACCATTGAAATTCATATCAATCTGAGAACCAGCACCAGTACCACCATTTGTACTTTCTAATTGTATTGTTGTAAAATCATTACCTGTTTGTTTTAGGTGTAATAATTCATCAGGTGCAGTTTCTTCACCGATACCTAACTTACCGACAAATCTACCATCACCAAACGAACCAGTTGAGGATGCTGAACCACTTATTAGAGCATCTCCACCGAATACAACATGGGTTTGTGATGAATTACCAATAACAGTTTGATTGTCTCCTAGTCCTGTTACACCATAACCAATTACAATTTCATTATTACTAGAACCGGATGATGGGTTCGTGTCAGCTCCTACAAATATGTTGTGTATACCACTTGTTGCATTATATCCAGCTTTATATCCAAGAGCAGTTGTCCCAACAGTTCCGTCTGTTCCTGTTTGACTCCTTAATGTTTGATACCCAAAAGCAGTTGAACGATCTCCATCAACTTCAAAACGCATAGAGTCATACCCAACTACAGTATTAAATTGTCCAGTGCTTAAAGAATATAGCGTATTATGTCCAATACCAACAGTCCCATTTCCCGAAGCTATTAATCTACCAGTATCATTTCCTATTAATATACTAAGTTGTTGACCAGTACCACCAGTATTTTTTCCTATAAGGACATTACCCTGCTGAGTTGTTATGTTATCACCTGCAGTATAGCCTATCAAGGTATTCTGATGACCCGAGGTTAAATCATTACCCGCATTGTAGCCGATTAGGGTGTTATCATCACCGCTGGTTAAAGCGGAGCCGGCATTTGTTCCCACAACTGTATTACTATCTGCACCATCTATTACACTACTTTTAGAATTTTTTCCTATAAATGTATTATTAGCATTATCAAAATCAATAACACCACCATCAATACGAAGTGTTCCGAATGAACCGGTTGAAGTTGATGAGCCACTTACGTTTCCTGTTAAAACTACACTTCCTAAGTCTCCACCAGATCCTGTTATATGTAAACTTCCTGACAATAAAGTATCTGCATAAGTATTGGAATTTCTACTAGCTACTTTAAAAAATGTTCTGTCGTCATAACCAGATGCTGCAGATCCAAATGTAAATCTTACATGATTCTGACCATGAATTCTCGTAGCTACACCATTATCATCATATAAAAATACTGCTGAGTTACTATTTTGTGTAGATTGAAAATGATTTGCCTGAATGATACTATCATTTGCAGCATGTAATGCAACTTGACCAGAAGTAGTCCCAATATAAACTTGTCCTGTACCAGACCCGTTTACCTCAATCCTATCAGCTGCTGTGATTTTAGCAAACGAACCTGTTGAGGTTGATGAACCACTCAAAGATGTAGTATTTATTTCAAATATATTACCACCTGCAGATAAGTCTATTTGATTTGTTTGGTATCTTAGGTAGGTATCGTCATCTCCTTCGTGAGCTAAGTATTGATTGAGGTATGCATATGCTGTTTTAAAATATGGATACCCATCATTTCGTGTAATTTCTATTGCCGTAATATCATCACTAACTGTTCTGTTGTTGTTTGCATGTGTACCAATTTTTAGAAGATTATTGCCACCGTCATACTTTATAAAACCACCTCTGAATCCACCATCCTCTGTCATTCTGACTGCACTATCTCCACCACCACCGGCAGGTTCATTTAAATGAATTGTTGGTGAACCACCACTATCTGCAATCTCTAAATAACCAAACGAACCTGTTGAGGTTGCTGAACCACTTACATTACCAGTAAAAAATCCATCTCCGACAACATGAAGTTTATGTAATGCTGTTTCTATACCTATACCTAGATCACCGCTTGAATTTATTTGAACCTTATCAGAACCACCTATTTTAAAGGCAATAGGTTGACCACTTTTAGCTTGTACAATTGTTTTACCAGCGGCACTTTGAGCTAAAGCGAAATTTGAGGTAGAATCATTATCAACATGACTGAATCCAGCCATATCGGAATATCCTACAAATCCTATATGAGCTCTTCCAAATTCAAAACTAGCATCCGTATCTCTATTTGCAAGTTCTAAATGTCCAAACGAACCGGTTGAGGTTGCTGAACCACTTATGTTTCCACCTATTTCTATATTTTTTGAATTATCTAAAAGAAGAGATGGAGAGTTAAAATTTCCACTTGTCCATATTTTCATACTATCACTAGTATGAAAATATTGAATTGCACCTCTGTATGTATTAACTCCAGTTCCGTCTCCAAAATACAGATTACCATATCCATTTGTAGCGGATATCATCGCTACTCCAGTGCCTGTTGAGTTATTAGCACCAGTTCCAAGAACTAAGGGTGTATTATCTGCCACATAAGAGCCTGGATTAGTTATACCCAATCCAATCGCATTATCCACATAAACAGCACCAAACGAACCGGTTGAGGTTGCTGAACCACTTATGTTTCCAGCTACTTCTAAATTAGCACTACCAGTCATATTTCCACTAATATCCAATGAAGATCCGGTTATTTCACCTGTTACATTAAGATTTGTTGATGTAACTGTTGTGCTTGTTAAAGTTGTAACATCAAATGTATTTGATTCAACCCTTCCAAACGAACCGGTTGAGGTTGATGAGCCACTTATGTTTCCTCTAACTGCCTCCAAATTACCTGAACTATCAATACGAACTTGTTCAATCAGATTAGCTCCATGAGCACGTGTTTGAAATGTTAGAGCTCCAGCATAATTATTTGAAGTTCCATTTTCTTTGAGTCCTCTGATTTCACCAAAAAGAGTATCTGTGTTTCCAACAAACTTTCCACCAAATCCAATACCACCACCAACTCCTTCAGCCATCGCTGTTGTGTCAATAAGTTGCATTGTGTGATAACTACCATTACCATTACTCGGAGTAACATTATTACCTCTGACATCAAGATAACTATGAGGAGTTGATAATGCAGTAGCAATACCTAAACCGATACCTACCTTAGAGGCAAATCTACCATCACCAAACGAACCAGTTGAAGCAGCCGAACCACTTATCAATGTGTTACTTCCACCAAATATTACATGAGTTTGAGGTGATGCACCAATTACAGTTTGATTATCTCCTGGTACAGTTACATCATATCCGATTCCAATTTGGTTTGTTGCACCTGTGCCAGTAAAACCTGTACCTTGACCTATTGCGATGTTATAATTACCTGTTTGTACTGCATCTCCTGCTAGTCTTCCAATCGCAACATTTCCGATTCCTGAATTCATGGCTTTTAACGCTCTATATCCAACAGCAGTATTTCCTGTTGCATTTCCACCAGTAATAACTTGATATCCAAGTCCTACATTCTGGTCTCCTGTCGTTACTTGACTGCCGACTCCATATCCAAGAAATACATTACCAACAGCTCCAGTTGTGAGAGTCTGTCCTGTGCCTCCGTATCCAATTGAAAAATTATTAGTACCTTTTGTGAAATCAAATTTAGCCATCCCATCGGTTGAAACCAATTCTAATACACCAAACGAACCAGTTGAAGCAACCGAACCACTTATGTTTCCTTCACTAAGAATATTACCTTTAACATCTAATGTTGTATCTCCAGAACCACTTATTGTAGTCATTGAAGCACTTAGAATTAAATTATTAAGACCATTGTTACTATATAATTCTAAATTACCATCAGCATGAGCACTTCCAACTTGACCTCTTGTTTCAGTAAGACCATCAGCTGATAATTTCAGTAAATTACTTTTACTGTTACCATCCATTATAATATTAGTAACACCAGCATTGGTTTGAAAATACATTCTTGCTGAATTATTACTATTTCTTAATGTAAGTGGGTAACCAGAAGTTCCCGCAGTTCTAAATATTGTATCGTTGGCAGCTGCTGTTGTCTGAAATGTAAAAGGTCCTACAGCATTTATTCCAGCAGGAGTTGTAATATGTCCAAACGAACCAGTTGAGGTTGCTGAACCACTTATGTTTCCAGCAACTTCTAAATTAGAAGAAGCGGTTACTGGCAAAGTCATACTGATGCTATCACCAGTATCCGTAATATCACCTGATTCTAATCTACCGCTAGAACCAGCGATTATAGTTTTATTGTCCGTTAAATCGGATGTTGAATCTTGTAATGGTATTCTATATTCCGAACCTGATTGACCAGCTAACCAATAATCATTCGTGCTATCCCATACTAAAGAACCAGTTTCTTCAGCAGTTACATCCTTTACATGAATACCACCATATCTAAGGGGATTTACAGAATTTACTTGAATTATGTTATCACCGATATCTAACTGAGAACTTGATATGAATGTGGTTGTTCCATTTACTGTATAGTTACCAGCTACTGTTAGGTTACCGGTTATATCAGCCGAACCAATATTTACGGTTGAGGATTCAATCCTACCAAAAGAACCTGTTGATTCAGCAGAGCCACTTATACCACCACCAACAACTGTCATATTACTTGAGGAAAATTCTCCTCTCCAAGAACCACTTACATCGGAAGCATTAAATGGTGTAGAACCACTAATCATAGTTCCCAAAGTAGTTCCTACATTACTAGCTTCTATAGTATTAAATGTACCAGTACCACTCGCACTTACATTACTACCAGTAATATTTCCTGATACATCTGAGCCATCTACTATCGAAAAGTCACCAGCGGGTTCAAATTGTCCTGTTACTTTTACTGCCATTTTATTTTCCTATACCGTAGATATCAAAACTGTTAAGTTTGACATTGTTAGTAAATTAGTCGATCTCCAAACATGATATGTTTCTTGAAATCCAACCGCGTTTGTTACTGTTACATCACTTTGTTTTGTTACATCAAATGGTAAACCTGTACCATTATCCTTAAATACAAATTCTGAATCATTATCTCCGTATCTATCTGGAAAAGCTATTATAACATATTTAGATGTAAATGAACCAACACTTAGTGTTTGTCCTGTAATTGTTCCGTCATCGAGCGAAGAGTTCGCATTGTAGGAATCCCAATCACCTGAAGTTTCTAAGAAACTTTCATCATAACTATCTGCTTGTGCATCGAATCCCCAAATAATATAATTTTTCTTTTGTGTAGATGTTACTGTGGTAAATGTTGTTGAGTGTGCATCTACATTAGCTATAGCACTAGCATACACAAAAAAGTTTTCTGTAAACCCAGCAGTATTTAAATAACTTACTGTTTCTTTTAATGGTGTTAATGCAGTAACATCAGTTCTATCCATAGCAACTGTTAATATATTAGTTCCACTACCAGCCCTTACTTGTGCTACATTAGTATCACCAGTTCTATGTGCAAATGCTAAATAATTAGAACCACCAACCGATACCGATAGTGTTCTTGTTGTATCATTAGTAGTAACTGTATTGGCAGCTGCTAATGTTCTTATATCTGCCTGATTGAATCCATTGTTCTTGCTTATATCACCATAAACAAATTGATTTCTAAAATATATCCTTTGATCTGTGTACTCATTATCAGTATCGCTTCCAGCTGAAGCGAACAATCTAAATCTTATATCATGACCGGTAGTTAATGGAAAAGTTATATCCATAGGATTTGTTCCCATTGTAAAACTAGAGCTTAATGGAAACATATCATATGAACTACTTATCGAACTGTTTACATAACCTTGAATTTTTGGAGCTCCTGCAGAACTTCCCTCAAAACCATCAGGCGGACCATTATTATATGACGCAGTAAATTGAAGTTCATCAGCTGCTTTCCAAGAACCTGAACCAATTAGTTGTGGTGATGTTGAGTCGTTCATATCAAAATCTGCTATGGTAAATACAAAAGTATCATCAAAAGCTGCAGGAACAAAGTTAGTTCCATTAAATTTTAAAACTTGGTCACGAGAAACTCCGGATGGATTTATGTCTGTTCCACTTATTTCTACTAGTCCAAATGAACCGGTTGAAGTAGCAGAACCACTTATATTACCTCTTTTTGACTCAAGGGTATGATTTAAAATATTCTTACCAATATATTTTAAATTAGACATTTTAGGTTATCTCTAAAATACTTGCAAAGACATCTATATCACCATCAGCAGAAGCTTTGGTTTCTAGTTTATCTCCAGCACCCAAATTGATTGGTTTCTCAAGTACTACTGTCGAGTCTGCTGGTACATCCACTGTTTTTAATATGTATCTTCTATCATCAAAATTAGCACTACCACTAATAGATACATCAATAGTAGCATCATTTGTACCATCAACATTACTTAAATAAATTGCGTGTACTACTCCCGAAGTGGCAGCTGGACAAGTATACAATGTTTGAATTGTTGTTGTCGAACCACTAGCTGCACTTTTAAATGTATTAGCCATTATTATCCTCCAAAGACTATAGCCATAGCTGTTGCGTGGTCTATTACCGATGTACCACTTTCAAAAATTCTTCCACTAGCATTAATATCACCAGCGGTTTCTAATGTTCCAAATGAGCCTGTAGATGTAACAGAACCACTTACATTACCTGTAGTGGTTACTGTTTCGCCGACTATTTGTTCTATGTAACCAAATCTCCAATTTTTAGAAGTTGTTCCTAAATCAAATGTACTATCTGTATTTGGAGTTAGATTAGAAGTTAAATCAGCAGTTATGGTTATAGAGTCGCCAGAAGAATCTCCTATTTGTATATTTCCGCCCAATGTCAAGTCACCAAGAATACTTGAATTGCCCGATACATCCAGTCTACCAAATGAGCCGGTTGAAACTGAATCCGTGGTTAAGCTACCCGATAGGGTAAATGAACCTGTGAGTCTAGGATTTAATTGTTTACTGTCTAATAAAGCCATGCTTCTTCTCTCTCTTCAAAGTTTCCCATCTCACCTTCATAGATTTGGAAATTTTCTTTTTATGTTCTACAGTCTTAGGTTGTTTCATCTTTTCAATCGTAGCCAAAGCTAATTTTCTATCCGTCTGTGCACAAGATTTACATACTGTATTATTACCAACTGCTCTATCAAAGGAATCTTTTCTGGAATAGTAAATTACTTTACTACAATCAGGACATTTTCTATTTTTTCTATCTTTCCAATGACGTTTTCTCATACTTATAAATATCAAGAAATAGTAAAAGAAAGGTGGAAGTTGGGATTTATTTTTAAGAATCGAACTTACCAGAAGCAATAATCTCATCATCAGCCTCTAAATCATAACCTATACTATCTGTGTCAACTATTAACAAAAGATTAGAACCTGCTTGTTGTATGGTTAAAGCATCGTGTTCCATATATTGACCATTTATAAAAAATACAAAATCGTTTTCAGTTGTATTTAAAATACCAGGAGGTGATGAGGCAGTTACCGCTGTAAAGCTAGCAGTAGACGGAACAGTTATAGAAGAAGCCTTCTTTACAAATTGTTTTCTTAAATACAAATCAGAGTCACTAGCAGCTGCGATTACACTACCATTCAATGTTAATGAACCTGTAATATTTACTGAACCTGAAAATATATGAGTATCGTCAATAGTATCACCAAATGCTGTATTACCTTCGCTAAAAGAAGTTGTCATGTGAGTTGTGGATGAAGATACTATGAAATTTTGTGCTATTATATCTCCCAAAACAACCCAGTCTGTATTTACTTGTGCCTTACCATCATCCCTTTGAGATATTTCAAATGAAGTAGGACCTATATGAAGAGCATTTGAAGAACTAATATTAGCAAATTGAACTGTTTGGTCGGTTCCTACATCCTGACCTATATTAAAAGTAAATGTTTGTTGAGCGCTACCATCGAACTGACCAGCACCATCTACCGTAACACCAAGTCCACTTACAATATTAAAAGGATTTTCTAATGAACCACCTCCACCAGCTGCAACATTACTAACTGAAATTTTGACATCGCTTGTACCTTTATCCCCAACCAAGTCCGTTAGATTTACACTAACATCATCACCGACTAATATTCTTTTTGGAGTTAAATGTTTTTGTGTTGTAACTACATTATTAAATTCTTCAGGTATTAAATAACCCTTTAGTGTTACTGTAAAATTTGTTTTTATAATTCTTTCAGAATTTACAGAAAATTCGCTCGCATCTGTATAATTATCTATAGATGTTCTGAATTTAAACTTACCATCCTCTCCCCAATAAGAACCTTCACTAAAAATAATTTTTTCAATTATCTTATTCATTTGTTCTGTATATGATGTCCAAATAATAAATTCATACTGTAATGTGACATAATCAGGAACAGCCACTGTATATAATTCTTTAGTTTTATTTAAACCTTGTTGTACAGCAAAATTATCGTATCTATTTTCTTTAGAATATTTTTTTTGAAAAGTGTAAAATAGTTTTGGGTCTTTTGGATCTAATTTATCCACACCCAAATCACTATCTTTTTCTATAGAAGTTCTTTTAAAGACTATCAGAGGTGTTATAAGCTGCTTTTTATTATCTATCAGATAACCATTCTTCTGTATCGTATTCCATCTTTCAGGATTAGAATACATAATAGGAACTTTTACACTTTCATCATTTTCTTGTACGACAGGCTTTATGACATTATTAAAGTAAAACATAATAGCGCCATCAATATCCATTAACCCAACTGATAGGTTCTTTGTTTCATCCGATCCTCTAGACCTCAATGTTCCACGATTAATTTCTTTTCTCGCAGAACGAGGTATTGGTTTTTTACGAGCCATTAATTACTCCTGATTCTTTCTATCTGTATAGAACTCTTTCTAACTAAGAAAGTGTTTGCTATAACCGAATAGTTTTGGTCAAATTGTCCACCTATTAACTGATTTTCATTTATAGTACCAACTTCAAAGTATCCATAATTCCAATCTATCAAATCGCCTATCTCTAATACCATTGAAGCATCTATAAAAGATTGTCGTAAGAATGAGAATGTTGCAGTTTGTCCAGCATCAGGTCCAAATTCATCTGTATTAAAGTCAAAATCCTCAGCATCTATTAATGCATTCATTTGAACCCCATTCTTATATACTTTTTTACCACCAGCTGCTTCACCATACATATTGGTTACAGACTCTTGGAGTGATGGTTTGTATATAACACACTCTTGGTTAATTATACCATCTTTATTATTTTGTTTATCCCCGACAAGTTCCTTAGTAACACGGGTTACTAAGTTAACATCTCTTTGGGGTAAAAATCTACCAGCCATATTATTATCCTATAAATATTGGAATTGGAACTTTATTTAATTTCTCATTTAGAAATTCAGCTTCATCTTTATCTGCTTCTAAAAGAGCTTTTCTACTCATCTGTTCTAACATCTCTCTAAGTTGAGTTACTAATACTTCCTTTTCGGTAGATGCTTCTGTTCTTAAAGTATCACCATCTAATGTTGTTTCTGCGCCAGGTATAGGTAACGAAGCGTATTTACTTCTTATTGTTCCCAATAATTCTTTACAAAGAGCTAGCCCATACTTTTTTATCCATTGTTTTCCAACTTCATTGATATTAGCAAATGTCATATTATTGAAAGGAGCATTTGAAAAATCTGTTATTACACCATCTGATGTTCCTTGTAATGTATTGTTTCTATCTTTCTTTACTATATAATCAAAATGAAGTTTGTAATTTTCAGTAGGATTTGGAAAAATTCTTATTTTATTATTTCTCAGTTCAAATGAAAATGCTGATTTTCTGATTTGGTCGTTAAATTCTATAGCTTGTATCTTTAACATATCAGCATACATAGGCATCATCATAAATGAAACACCTGGAGAATAATTTCCCCAACCAAACGAATCTAACATATTATAAGAACCATCACCCGTACCAGCATAAGGATCGAAATATCTAGTTATAGCAGGAGAAGCTTCATAGAATACTTTTCTAATTTCAATCGCATCACCACTTTCTGATACTTGAGCCCACAAAGAATCTAAATCATATACTTGTGAGCCGCTAACTATATCAATAGAACCACTTTTAAAATCTACTGTACCACCAACACCAGCCTCTGAACCATATTGTTCTGCTAGTTGTATATTTCTACCAATCGTAGGCGTTAGTTTTCTATGTGTTAAATCTGTTTTTGTTTCACCAGAACCTGTTTCTTGACCTTGTAAAGCCAACATATTATCTCTGATATTAAATTGATTAACTTGCGCACTATATTCTGTTATAGCTTCTTCATAACAAGCATAAAATTGTACATCTTGTAATTCTATTTCAACTATTGGATATCCTAATCTTTTAGCAGACCAATCAGCAAACTTATCTACAGAGTGGTTTCCTGAACCAGAAAACTCTGAATCACTATCATAAAATCCATATGGTGTATTTCCTGATGAAAAGGAACTACTACCTGCCCAAATCGCTTCCATTTTATTCTCCTAAAAAGGTGTATTAATTCAATAATAAATATACAAGGCACAAAAAAAGGGAAGATTTCTCTTCCCTTTTTAAGTAGATTAATTGTTATACAATTAAACTTGGTCGATATCAGCAACGATAACTTTTCCGTAAAATTCAGGACGAACCATCTTTTTAGCGTAACGAGTCATAACACCTTTACGTGGAGTAAAGTTCTTAGGATCGTATACTAACGGAGTCATAATCATCGGTACATATGGAGCATATACAGCACCAGTTTCTAGGAAGTTACTTCCACGGAAACCAATAAGTATAGAATTATCCAACATGTAAGGATTCTTATAAACAGTATATCTGTTATTTATTGAACCAACAGCTTCAACACCCATAGCGTACTGTTTGCCGGAAGCGTCACCAGTATTAGCAACATATCCGCTTACAGATTCTAAGATTGTTGCAGTTTCAGGAGAAACAACAGCAAAATTAGCACCACCACGTAGTGTTTTCTGATGAATAGCATTAGAAACAGATTGTATCTTAATACCTAATGTTTGAAACCATTGAGATTTCGTATAAGCATTAGAAGCACCACTTATTTGTGTAAAAGCAGATGCGCCTGTTCCGGAACCATCGTATTCATATCCAACTTTAGCTGACCAGTATGCTGTCTTAGCAGAAGCATTAGCTTTCAACATATCAAGGATTTCTAAATCGATTTCCATAGCGATATATTCACTAAGCATAGCAGTTAATTCAGCTTCAGCATCAACACTGTGATAAGCGTTTAAATCCTGAGCAAGCTCTGGAGTCCAAACAGCTTTCAACTTACGAGTCTTAGCAACGATAGCTTCACTCTTTAATGCAATATCAACTTCTGGTATATCAATATCAGTTTCAGGATTTGCATCAATCTGAGTTGTAGTAGCTTCAAAGTCACCACGAGCTGTAGCAATTGGAGCTTCATGGTATTTAATACCAAAAAGTTGTCCATGTGCACCAGTTCCATCGTCTTTGAAAAAGAAACTAGCAGTAGTTACATTGTTTACATCATCAACTACGGTGTATGCTGGATAAACAGCAGAAACTGCAGAACCGGTAAGTTCAAATGCACGAACACCATTAAAATCAGCACGGGTAAATAAACCAGCACCAACCTGTAGCTTTTTAAGTGTTCCATCAGCAACAGAAGCACTTAAATCTGGTTCAAACTCTACATCTTTCCATGTAGCAGAACCAGTTGATGCGTTACTTGCCGCTATTGTAGCTAAATCAGATACAGATTTATCGTTAATTGAATATCCAAATTTACCAGCACCATACAAACCACCACTAGCATCGCCTGAGCCTGAAGTATTACCAAATACATCAGTATCAGCTGTGTGCTGAGCTTGGCCTGTGGAGCCATATTTGAAATCCAAAAAGAAAATAAGACCAGAAGGTAGATTCATCGGCTGAACACTAACAAACTCTTGTGCAGCTAATTCACCAAAGATTCTACGAACCAATGGTAAAGCAACACCTGACCACTCTTCTTTATCTCCACCAGTGCCTGTCGCTGAAGCTTCTTTAATAAGCTGCGTTGCCTGGTTTTCTAAAAGAACAGCCATTCCCTGTTTCTTAGTGGAATCATTGATATCATCTAACAATCCGGTTGGCTCCCATTTGCCGACTAACTTACGAGTCTGCTTCAGAAGCTCTTGATGAGGGTTATGACCACCCATCACGTCTGTTATATTATCAAAGTTTGACATTATTTTGTCTCCCAATTAAATAAGGTTAGCTAACTTCTTAAACCTGTCTCTTAAATCTGAACTTTCAGTTATTACTTCTTTTTCAGGTTTAGTAGACGCTACTGGTTTGGAAGCGCTTCCCTTAGATTCATTAATTTCATTTTTTCTAGCACCAAATGATTCACCAAGTGTAGAATACACTAACTTGACTTCACGTAAGTTACTAGCTCTGTCGAATTGCTCAACGACTTTCATCTTCTGTTCGTTATTCAAACCATGCTTTCTGAATAGTTTGTTTGTGAACAACAGTTTAGCATTTAGCAAGTTAACTTCATTAAGCTTTCCACGAAGTGTTTCGATTACGGAACGATGTTCTTCAAGATCAGATTTTAGTTCTGCGACTTCATTCTTTTCTTCATCTTCCTCTTCTTCTTCAGAAAGTGCTTTAAGTACTTCGTCAAGATCAATATCTTCATCAACCTCATCGCCATCTTTTTTAGCAGTTTCTTTTAACTTCGCTTTTCCGTCACTTCCGACTGCAGATGTATCATTGGCTTTTTTATTGACTTTATTGTCAGATTTGCCAATATCAGAGGAAACATCATTTTCGTCCATTTCTTCTTTTTCATCATCTTTATCTTCAATTTCATCAAGCTCAGACTCTAACTCTTTAATTACAGATTCCAAATCAAGATCTTCTTCCATATCTTCATCATCTTCATCTTTCATCTCATCCATGTCCTCATCTTCCTCTTCTTCCTCAGAAACGACAGGTGCGTACTTCACACCATCAATTTCTATGATTTTAGATTCATCAACATCTTCAGAATCTTCGTCAGAAGGATCTTCGTCAGCATCTTTCATCGCCATCGCCATTTCTTCTTGTGAATCTTCATCGGAAGGATCTTCATCATCTTCTTTGTATGAGATTTCATCAACATCTTTCTCATCTTCATCTTCCATTTCTGTCTGAATCTTCTGGGATAGCATGTTCTGTAATCTTGGAGTAAAAGCCTCTTCTAAAGCCATCTTTGCGTTTTCTAAAGCAGTCTCACGAACAGCTTTTGCGTCAGCAATTGCTTC